TTGGTTCTTCTACAGTAAGAGTAAATAGTATTGCTGTAGGAAGAATAGGAGATAGTGCAGATTCAGGTGCAATGATTTCAGGTTCTTCTAATGTTTTTGTTGGATAACGTATAAATATACACATATGCCAAATTACGATGCTAGTAATACAAATAACAGTAAAAGAACAAATAGAATTTATAAAGATTTAGATTTAAATTTTGGTCGTAATGTTGTGACCAACGATGTTAATAAATTGACGGATGCTGAAGCTGTTAAAAGAAGTGTTAGAAATTTAATCAATACTTCACACTTTGAAAGACCTTTTCATCCAGAAATTGGTAGCGATGTAAGAAGAATGTTATTTGAACCAATGACACCTCTTACAGCACTTAACTTACAAAGAAAGGTTGCTGAAGTTTTGAATAATTTTGAACCAAGAATAAAATTAGTTCAAATATTGGCAAGACCGGAAATTGATAAAAATAGTTATCATTTAACAATTATGTTTTATGTTATTGGCACATCGGAACCGGTAACTGTAGAAGCATTTTTAGAAAGATTAAGATAAAATGGCAAGTAATAAACTCGTAGTATCAGATTTTGACTTTGACAACATCAAAGCAAACTTAAAAACATTTTTACAAAATCAACCAGAATTTTCAGACTATAATTTTGAAGGATCGGGTTTTGCTGTTCTTTTAGATACGTTAGCATACAATACACATTACCTTGGTTATAATGCCAATATGTTTGTAAATGAATCTTATTTGGATTCTGCTGATATAAGAAAAAATATAGTTGCATTAGCTAAAGCAATTGGTTATACACCATCAAGTGCTAAAGCACCGGTAAGTGTAGTGGATATTTTAGTTAACAATGCTTCAGGTTCAAGTGTGTTAATGAATAAGGGTACAACATTTACAACTTCAATAGACGGAACAGGATATAACTTTATAACTAACGAAGATATTACAATTGTACCTTCAAATGGTGTTTATAGATTTTCAGATGTAAATTTATATGAAGGAACTTTAACTACTTTCAGATATACAGTAGATAGTACAGATGTAGATCAAAAATTTTTAATACAAAATGTAAATGCTGATACATCTACATTAAAAGTCACTATACAAGATTCTGTTTCAGATTCTACACTAACAACTTATTCTTTAGCAACAGGTTTAAGAGGCATTAATGATGAATCTAAAATTTATTTTTTACAAGAAACAGATAGTGGTAAATTTGAAGTATATTTTGGTGACGGTATTGTAGGTAAAAAATTAGATGATGGTAATATAGTTATTTTAGAATATATTGTCACAAATAAAACAGAGGCTAACGATGCTTCCACTTTTCAATTAGGTTCAACAGTTGGCGGTTTTACTAATGTAACTGTAACTACTAAATCAAATGCTCAAGGCGGGGCAGAAGCTGAAACAGAAAATTCTATTAGATTTAATGCTCCTCTACAATATACATCACAAGATAGAGCAGTTACAACAACAGATTATGAATCAATTGTTAGAACTTTATATCCTAATGCATTATCAATTAGTGTTTGGGGTGGTGAAGACGATGAAACGCCTGTTTATGGTGTAGTAAAAATTTCTATCAAAGCAGCCTCTGGTTCAACCTTAACACAAGCAACAAAAAATTCTATTGTAAAAGGATTAATACCTTATAACGTGGCGTCTGTAAGACCAGAAATTATAGATCCTGAAGTAACATCAATTGTATTAACATCAACTGCTAAGTTTGATAAAAAAGGTACTAACAAGTCTGCTGCCACATTAAAATCTGAAATAATAGATGCTATTACAAACTATAATATAACTACTTTACAAAAGTTTGACGGTGTGTTCAGATTTTCCAAATTAACAGGTATAATAGATGATGTCGATACAAATATATTATCTAATATAACAAGTATCAATATGAGAAAGAATTTTACACCTACTATTAATTCTTCAACAAAATATGACATATATTTCAGAAATGCAATATACAATCCACATATAGGTCATATGTCTTTAATATCATCAACTGGATTTAAAGTTTCAGGTAGTGATAATGAAATGTTTTTAGATGAGGACAGTAGCGGTAATATTAGAAGATATTATCTACAAAGTGGTGTTAAAACTTATGTTAATAATACACAAGGCACTATTAATTACGCTACAGGTCAGGTAACTTTAAATTCATTAAATATATCTTCAATATCAAATATAAGAAATGCTACATCTACCGTAATCGAAATTACAGCAAAACCAAATTCAAACGATATTGTACCAGTTAGAAATCAAGTGATAGAAATAGACGTTTCAAACTCAAATATAACCGTAGAGGAAGATACATTTGTTGGTGGTTCAGCTGAAGCCGGTGTAGGTTACAATACAACAACAAGTTACTAGTTTAACCAATGTCTAAATTCGATAATAAAATATCCAATTTAATATCAACACAATTACCAAATTTTGTTGTTGATGATCACCCAAAATTTGTAGAATTTTTAAAAACTTACTACCAATTTATGGAAGCCGCCGAATTAGGTGTAACTTCTATTGAAAATACAGACGGAATTAAATTAGAAAATGAAACAGATGTACAAAACAATTTAATATTAGATGGTGGGTCACTTGGTGCTGAAAATACTCAATTAGATATTGGTGATAAGTTAATATTAGAAAATAGTACTTATGGTAAATTTACGTATAGAGAAACTATTACAGGACAAACTTCTAAAGCAACTGCTATTATATTAGCGGAAGATTTAGATTCAAATAGATTATTCATAACAGCACAAGATAAATTTGTAGAAGGAGAAACTATTTTAGGAGAAACTTCTAATGCTTCGGCAGTTATTAATACGTATAGACCTAATCCTGTTCAAACTATTCAACAATTAACAAATTTTAGAGATCCTGATAAAGTTATTTCAAATTTTTTACGTAATTTTAGAAATGAATTTTTCAAAACTATACCAGAAAATTTAGCGACAGGATTAAACAAAAGAAATCTAATTAAAAACATTAGATCATTATATAAAATAAAAGGCACACAAAAAGGTCACGAATTATTTTTTAGAATACTTTTTAACGACCAATCAGAAACATTTTATCCTAGAGAACAACTATTAAAAGTATCAGATGGTAAATGGAATACACAAACAGTTTTAAGAGTATTTTCTGTGCAAGGAAATACTTCAAGTTTAGTAGGTAGACAAATAGAAGGAAGAACATCAAATGCAACGGCAATGGTTGAAAGTGTTGATAAATTTTATGTTAGTGGTTATGAAGTTACCGAACTTACTGTAAACAAAAATAGTGTTGTTGGTAGTTTTGTCGTAGATGAAACTATAGAGGGTACAGAAAACGATCAATCAGATTATTTTATCACAGCTACTATTACAGGTGTAGTAGGAACAAAAACAATTACTAACGATGGTAATCTTTACACTACAGATGATGTTATAAAAATTGTAGGTGGTGGCGAAGATGCTTCTATGCAAATTAGTGATGTTGGTTCTGGTGAGATAACACAAATATTTATAGACAATCCTGGAACAGGTTATGTAATAGGAGATACTTTAAGTTTTAATAATGCAAATACATTTGGTATTAATGCGATTGGTTTGGTTACAGTTGTTAATGGTGCAATTGTTGATGAAAATGAAGAGCATGTAGTATTAGAAAGTCAAACATCGGCTGGCGATCATTTGACGGGAGATAAAGTTGTTCTTGAATCGGGTGATGGAGATATTACAGACATATACTTGACAAATGGTGGTATAGGATATAAATCTTTACCAACAGTTTCGGTAACATCTGCAACAGGTACAGGTGCAAGTGTGCTTGCGTATGGTACAGATATAGGAAAACTTTTAGGAATATCAACATCAAATTTAGGTATTAATTATGAAGATAGTCCTAGTCCACCAACTTTACAATTTGTAAATAACTTATTTGTTATGGGTGTTACAGGTTCTTTTACTAATAACGAACAGGTAACTGGCGATAATTCAAATGCAACAGGAGTAGTTACATCGTGGAATCCAAATACAAAAATTTTAAAATTAAAAGAAGTTTCAGGAACATTTGCTATAAATGAAGAAGTATCTTCCCCAACAGGTAGTGCAACAGTTATAAAAAAAGATTTAGCTTCAGCAACAGTAACCGTTAACTCTGTTGTAGATACAGATGGTAGATTTTTAAATGAAAAAGGACATATTTCTGAAACTACAATGAAAATACAAGATAGTTTATACTATCAAGATTTTTCTTACGTATTAAAAGTAAGTAACTCTATTAATTTATGGAGAGACGCATTTAAAAAAACAATGCACACTTCAGGTTTTTATTTTACTGGTCAAGTTGACTTAAGGTCTAGATTAGATTTAAAAATTAAAATAGCTGAAGGTTTCAACACAGGTACGGTTGGCGAACCATTTGTTTCAATGTTGAAATTAATATTTGAAACTAAATTTGGTAGAAAAACAGGAACAGTCGATGATGGAACAATCCTATCTACAAATCCACTTCAACCAAATCCTGATGGTACTAGAGAGGTAACTTTACTAAGAGCGCCTGTAAATATCACATTAAATTTAAGATTAAGAAAAACATTTTTGGGTACTACAGTTTCAGATAACATTAACGTAGCTCAAGGATTTGCATATGTTGGTCCTAGATTCAACTCAATAAACAAATGGATCTTTACCGCATATGGTGTCACTGCCAACAGATCAGCTGGCGAAAGGTTATGGAGTAATACTATTCGAAGATTTGATGATATTGATAATACATTTGACGAAACAACACCTGGTATTAATGGTACGAGTGGTGTCACCATTGAAAGATTAAATGAGTTATTAGTCACAGGAACCAAAACAAGTTTAGATGGTGCGACAGCATTATTTACAATGATATCTGGTGATGATAGTAATATTGGTAGACAATTAAAGACTAATTTTACTTTTCCAGCAGATATAACATTCCCAGAAGAAGAATCATTTAGTGGAGAAAATATACTATTTGATAGTACTGTTGATACATTTGACCAAACAACAGTATAAATATAAGGTATAAAAAGTTTAAAGGAAATGAAAATAAACGTATAAATATTAAGTATAAATACTTATTATAACAATGGCAAAACAAACAATATCAATAGGAACAACAGCAAACGACGGAACAGGTTCTACTATTAGAGCAGGTGGTGATATCATCAATGATAACTTTGATGAAATTTATGCTGCTTTCGGAGATGGCTCAACTCTAACTTCCGGATTTATTTCAGGTAAAACAGAGGGTGCAAATTTTTCAAGTTCCTTATTAGTTGGTCATAGTACTACAGGAACTTTAAACAACGCTACAGAAAACGTTGGTGTTGGTAAAAATAGTTTATACGCTATAACTTCAGGAGATAATAATACTGCTGTAGGTTTTAATTCTTTATCAACATTAACATCCGAATCAGATAATACCGCTATAGGTAACGAAGCAGGTAAAGTTGTTTCAAGTGATAAAAATACTCTGATAGGTGCAAGTGCAGGATTAACAGTATCTTCAGGAAATACTAATACTTTTATAGGATACAATGCAGGTGCTGACATTACAACTGAAAAAGGAAACATAATTATAGGACAAGCAGCTGGCGCTGTAGCAACAGATTACCAATTTATTGTAGCATCACAAGCTAGTGGCGATTCTATAGTAACTTGGTTAAGTGGAGATAGTACAGGTAAAATAGTTGTGGCTGCTGATCCAACGGTTAATTTAGGAATTGCAACTAAACAATATGTTGATAATAAAGTTGCAACATCGTCTGCTGGTTTAGTAGTACATGAATCGGTAGAAGTAGCAACAACAGCAAATATAACAGCTACATATGCTAACGGCACAGCAGGTGTAGGTGCTACATTAACTTTTGGTTCAGCTGTTACCTCAATTGACGATATAGCTTTAACAAACGGCGATAGAATTTTAGTAAAAGATCAAACTACTGCTCTTCAAAACGGTATTTACACCAGAACGAGCACAACAGTTTGGACAAGAGCAACAGATTACGATGAAGCAGCTGATGTGCAAGCAGGAGATTTTGTTTACGTAATAAGTGGTACTGCTAATGCAGAAACGTCTTTCGTTCAAAATACTGTCATGGTTACTATGGGCACAACTAGTATTACTTGGCAAACATTTGCAATAGCAGGAACAGGTACAATAGCTACCCAAGACTCAAATAATGTAAATATTACTGGCGGAACAATTACTTTAGGTACCTTAGCCAATACTCAAAGTTTATTAATTAAAGATTCTACAGGCGCTACATTAAAAACAATTTATGGAACAACATCATAGAAAACATTATAGATAGAAATAATAATTATGCCAGCAATAATAACAACAAAATTTAGAATAAACAATAGTGAACAGTTTCACGAGTCTTTTACAGAAGCTTCTCCTAATGTTTATTATCTTGGTTTAGGAAGACCACAAGCTTACGGTACACTTACAAGAGGTGATGCTCGTACAAATTACGAAGGAACAGATGTAGCTCCAGTAACTCCAGGCGATTCAGTTGTTGGAGAATTTAATACGTTTGACGATTTACTTGCTGCTAAAAAAATTACAAGTTCAGATGTTACTTTTGCAGTTCCAAGAATAAACTGGTCAGAAAGAACGTTTGATATTTACAGACATGATTATGGTGAGTATGTTACTGGTAGTACATCTACAAGAGTAACCGCTAATAGTGGTGCAACAACTTTAAATGACGCTATTTATTACGTATTAACTACGGACAGAAATGTTTATAAATGTATTGATAACAATAACAATACAAATTCTACAATTGAACCAACTGGAACAGGCAATTCTATCATAACAACTGCTGATAATTATAGATGGAAATATATGTGTACTCTGTCAGCTGGTCAACAATCAAACTTTTTATCAACAGACTTTATGGGAATTTCAACTAACTCAACTGTTAGTTCAGCTGCTGTTGATGGTTCAATCAATTGTGTAAGAATTAAAAATGCAGGTACAAGTGGAACAAACGGAACACATTCAGTTACTATTAAAGGTGACGGAACAGGTGCAACTGCTGACGTAGTAGTTTCGGGTGGTATTATTTCTTCGGTAACTGTGACAGCTGTTGGATCAGGTTATACTTTTGGTACAATTTCAAACGCAGAAATTATTGCTGCTGGTGCAACAAGTTTATCAGGTGCAGAATTAGATGTGATTATTTCTCCAAAAGGTGGTCACGGTTTTAATGCAGTAGAAGAATTGGGTGGATTTTTTGTAATGTTAAATGTAAATTTAGAGGGATCAGAATCAGCAAACTCTGGAGATTTTCATGCTGCAAATGATTTTAGAAAAATTTGTTTAATAAGAGATCCATTATCAAGTGGTTCAGCAGCATCTGCTTCAACATTAAGATCAACTAAAGCAGTTGTATTTGCCTCTTCACCTACACCAGGAACATTTACAAATGATGAAGAAATTAATCAAGCAACAACTGGTGCTGTAGGTAAAGTTGTAGAATGGGATTCAGTAAATAGAATTTTATATTACATTCAAACAAGACATAATGATGCCGGCCTTGACGCTAATGGTAATTTAACTGCCTTTTCTGGTGCAAACATAATCACTGGTCAAACATCTTCAGCTACAGGAACACCGAACACAATTGTTTCTTCAACTGTTAACAACGCTGTATTTTCAAGTGGGTATTCTGCTCCTGAAATAGATCATGACTCTGGCGATATATTATACATAGAAAACAGAGCACCTATTCAAAGAGCAACAGATCAAACAGAAAATATTAAACTAGTTATTGAGTTTTAAAGGGAGATATTATGCCAAGTCCAACAGACTTCAATCTTTCACCTTACTATGATGACTTTAATGAAACAAAAAAGTTTCATAAAGTTCTTTTTAGACCTGCTTTTGCAGTACAAGGTAGAGAGTTAACACAATCACAATCTATTCTTCAAAATCAAATTGAAAGAATATCAGACCATGTCTTTGAAGAAGGCGCTATGGTTATACCTGGTGATATTTCTTATGATTTAAATTACCATGCAGTAAAATTAACTTCTTTTACAGATTCAGCTTCAGTTGGCATTACCTTAGCTGATTTTATAGGTTTAACATTAACAGGTGCTTCTTCTGGTGTAATAGCAAGAGTTGTTGGAGTTTCAGCAACAGATGGCACTGACCCTAACACATTATTTGTAAAATATTTAAATTCAGGTTCAAATTTTACTACAAATGCATTTACAAATTCAGAAACAATTTCAGGTACAACTACTATATCAGGTACAGTAACAACGGCCTCTGCGGTAGTAACTTCTACAGCAACAGGTAGTTTAGCTTCAATTAAAGAAGGCGTTTATTACATAAATGGTTATCATGTTAGTGTAACTAATCAAGAATTAATATTAGAAAAATATAGTAACACTCCTTCTTATAGAGTAGGTTTATTAGTTGTGGAATCTTTTATAACTCAAAACGATGACGCAAGTTTAAATGATAATGCTCAAGGAGTTTCAAATACAAATGCTCCAGGAGCTCACAGATTTAAAATAGATTTAACATTAACTAAAAAATCTTTAACTGATACAGACGATACAAACTTTGTAGAATTATTAAGATTAAAAAATGGTTTTATACAAAATCAAGTTAGAACAACAGAATATGCTGTATTAGAAGAAACATTAGCAAGAAGAACATTTGATGAATCGGGTGATTATACTGTAAGAGAATTTGATTTAGATTTAAGAGAACATTTAATATCAGGAACAAATAGAGGTATCTACTCAGCAGGTGATGGTGGTGTTGAAACTAAAGTTGCGGCTGGAATGGGACCAGGTAAAGCATACGTTAGAGGATTTGAAATAGAAACACTTGGTACATCTTTTATTGACGTAAACAAAGCAAGAGATTTTGATACACAAAACAATAATAATGTAGTGTTCGATGTAGGAAACTATGTAAATGTTAATAATGTTTACGGTACTCCAGATATTGGATTTGTATCGGGCGATGTTGAGGCTTTCAAAAATGTTAATTTGTATAAAACAGCAACGGCTCCTGTTGGTTTTGTAGGTGCAACAGCAAGAGGAACAGAAAATACCGGGTCAGGTTCTAACGTAAATCAAATAGGTCGTGCTAAATCTAAAGGATTTGAATATAGTTCGGGCACTGCTGTTAGTGGTGTTTATGCTAGTTCTGCTGCTACAACAAACGTTTTCAAACATTATTTATTTGATGTTGTTATGTTTACTCATCTCAATATTGCAAAAGATCAAGCATTTACGCAAGGAGAAGAAATTACGGGTAGTACTTCGGGTGCTAAAGGTACAGTTGATATATCATCAACAAATAATTCTTTTGTAATAACAAACGCAACAGCGGCTAATCCTGTTGTGATAAGTTCCACAAACACTTTACAGGATGGTCAACAAGTTATAATTAACAGTGTTGTTGGTATGACAGAGTTAAATGGTAATACATACACTGTAAAAAATCCAACTTCTTCAACTTTTCAATTAGATGTAGATGGTTCTGGTTTTACGGCATATACAAGTGGTGGTACAGCAGATCATTCAGTTTTAGTATTATATAACGTATCAGGAACATTTGTAGAAGGAGAAACTATAACAGGCGGGACTTCATCTAATACTGCTACTATTCAAGCAGACGCTAGAGGATTTAAAGGTGTTACATCATACGATTTCTCATTTACTAAACAAATTGGTATGGATGCAGTAGCGCCTATTCCAAAATATACAGCGGATACAATTTTAGATGCCACAAACGGAGAAAGTTTAGAAATTACAGGTACAGTTTCAATTGCAAACAGTAGTAATTTAGTTACAGGTTTTGGTACTAAATTTAATAGAGAATTGAGAATAGGTGATTCAGTCAGTATTACAACAGATGCTGGTAGTTCAGTTACAAAAATTATTGAAGCTATTACATCAGATACTTCTTTAGAATTTACAAGTAATGTTGAAAGTTCAGATGTATCAACTAAATCAAATGCAACTAGAAACAGAGCAAAACTTAATGATGTAAATAAAAATATTTCCATATTTAGATTACCATTTGCAACAGTTAAAACATTAAAAACAACTTCTAACTCTGGTGCTAGTGATACGAATTTTAAAGTAAGAAGACATTTTACAACAACTTTAGGAGGAAATGGTGACGCAACTATAACAGCAGGTACAAACGAATTATTTTCATCTTTATCAAATTCAGACTTTTCAGTTTCAATTATGGAACTTGGTGCCGGTGCAACAGGCGCTGTAGGAAATTTTTTAGCATTAAACGGAGTCAATCACGAATCAAACACGATATTTACATTAAGTGGTTCTCCAGTAGGAAAATCCTTAATACTTGATTTTGGTGCTAATTATTCAGGACATAAAATTAAAATTTTAGCAACTGTTACTAGATCGGTGGTTGAAGAAAAAACAAAAACATTAAACTCAAATAGTACTATTGCCATATCAGACCAAACAACTATTGAATCAGGTACAATAGGTTTAGCTAAGGCAGACATTTACGAAATCAATTCAATTTTTATGTCGCCTGATTTTTCTACTGTTGCTACAACAAGTCATACAGATGTTACAAATAGATTTACTTTAGATAATGGCCAAAGAGATAATTTTTATGATATTGGCAGAATAAAATTAAAAACAGGAGAGATTGCACCTACGGGAAGATTATTAATAAATTTTGATTATTTGTCCCACGGTTCAGGAGATGTTTTCACTGTTGACAGTTATTCAGGTGCTCTCGACTACGAAGATATCCCTAGTCATACTTCCGATACGACTGGTATAGTTTATGAGTTAAGAGACTGTTTGGACTTTAGACCTAGAGTTGATGACGATTCAACTATTAATTCAGGAGACATAGACAGATTTTACAATGGTTCTGGTGCTTCAACTGTAGATGTTGCTAAAATAGGTGCTGATATAATTTCAGATTTAGAATATTATTTACCAAGAATAGATAAAATATTTTTAGATAAAGATGGTCAATTTAAAGTATTAGAGGGAGCTAGTGCTTTGATTCCTCAAGCACCTAAAAATTTAGATGGTGCAATGCATTTATACACATTAGATGTTCCATCATATACATTTGATACATCCGATATTGATATAACTAGAGTTGATAATAAACGTTATACTATGAGAGATATTGGAAGATTAGAGAATAGAATACAGAATATAGAATATTATACTCAACTTTCTTTATTAGAAATGCAGGCACAAAGTTTACAAGTACAAGACGCAGAAGGATTTGACAGATTTAAAAATGGATTTATAGTAGACAATTTCACAGGACATAGTATAGGTGATGTAAGAAATTTAGACTACAAAGCTTCAGTTGATATGGCAAAAGGTGAGTTAAGACCAATGTTTAATGAGGATGCTGTTCAATTAATTGAAAGTGATAATGACGGTAGTACTATTACTTCAGCCGATAGAGTAGATGCCAATTATGCAAAAACAGGAGATTTAATTACATTACCTTATACTGAGGCAACTTTAATTGATCAACCATTTGCAAGTAGATTTGAAAATGTAAATCCATTTGATATTTTTAGTTGGGTTGGTAGTGTTACGTTAACACCTCCGTCAGACGAATGGAAAGAAACAGAAAGAACACCTGAATTAGTTGTTAATAGAATAGGTGGTTTTGACACACTAGTACAAAATTTAGGAAATCCTAATCTTCAAAACGTAGAGATAGGTACCGTATGGAATGAATGGCAGGAGTTTTGGTCAGGAACACCAACAGTGAATGAAAACAGAAGCTCTAAGCTTATGCGAGGAAGAGCAATTATTAGAGCTAATGACATAACTGAAACTGGTGAAATAGGAATTACAAGAACAGGTATAAGATCAAGAATAGTTCCAAATGTAATAAGAAATTCAATAGGCGACAGAATAGTTAGTGTAGGTATAGTTCCTTTTTTAAGAAGTAGAACATTAACTTTTAGTGCTACAAGATTAAAACCACAAACAAGAGTTTATCCTTTCTTCGACAATATTGATATTATAAGTTATGTTACACCTACCGGTGGTGCATTAGGAGATAATTTAGTTACAGACATTAACGGTGCCATTTCAGGAACTTTTACGATTCCTGATTCAAAAGTTAACGCAAATCCTAGATGGAGAACAGGTCAAAGAGTATTCAGATTAACAAGTTCATCAACAAATGCATCAAGTACAGCGGTTGAAACTTCAGCTGAAGCAGATTATTCTGCTAAAGGTGCTTTAGAAACTGTACAAGAAACTATTATTTCTACAAGAGAACCTTTAGTTGTTAGAGAAAGTACAATTGAAACATCTAGCAGAGGAACACAAACAAGAACAAGAAGAACCGAAACTATAATTGGTTGGTCTGATCCATTATCACAAACATTTATGATTGATGATATTGGTGGTGTATTTGTAACTTCAATTGATTTATTTTTTAGCTCGAAAGACACTAACATTCCGGTAACTGTACAAATTAGAGAAGTTGTAAATGGTTATCCAGGAAAAAGAATAGTTCCTTTCTCTGAAAAAACTTTAAATCCAGCTTCAGTAAGTACAAGCACTGATGCAACAACAGCTACAACATTTACTTTTGATTCGCCGGTTTATTTACTAGAAAATACAGAATATTGTTTTGTTATTATGTCTATGTGTAATAACTACAACTGTTATGTAGGAAGATTAGGAGAAAGAGTATTAGGATCAGACAGAACAATTTCCCAACAACCATATGCTGGTGTTATGTTTAAATCGCAAAACGGTTCTACCTGGACAGCTGAACAAAATGAAGATATTAAATTTAAAATTAAAAGAGCAGAATTTTCAAATGTTACAGGTACAGTTACTTTATGTAACGACAATTTGCCTACTAGAACATTAAAAGAAAATGCAATTAGAACAACTAATGGTTCTGGTGTAATTACAATTTCACATCCTAATCATGGTATGCATGGCACATCAAACAATGTTACAATAGCAGGTATTCCTGCAGGTACTTACAATGGTATTGACACATCTATAGATCCAATTAATGGAACATATACAAGTATTTCAAATATTACGTTAGATAGTTACGATATTACAACTACTGGGACTGCAACTGCTACAGGTGATATTGGAGGCACTGCCATAACAGCAACACAAAATAGATTGTATGATGTATTAAATTTAAACTTACAAACGGTAAGTGTTCCGGGTACAAATATTTCTTACAATATAAGACCTACTACTGGCAAATCAGTACATGGTTCAGAATCAGAATTTAGTTTAACATCGGTAAATGACGAAATATCCGTTATTGCAAATGATAACATTCACTTTACTTCTCCTAAAATGGTTGCTAGTGTAATCAATGAAGCAAATGAAATGTCGTCAAACAAATCTTTATTTGTAAATATTACATTTACAACTACTAACACTAAAGTTTCTCCAGTGTTAGATTTGCAAAGAGTTAGTGCATATGTAATTCAAAATAAAATTAACAATCCAACTTCAGGTAATACACCTAATTATGTTTCAGATATAGTAAGTTCAGGAACATCAGCAGCTGCTGTTTATATAACTAAACCTGTTGAATTAGAAAATTTATCAACTGCTTTAGATATAAGATTAACACAAAATGTAAGATCTACTTCTAGTGTAAAACTCTATTTTAGACTATCTTCTTCAGAAGAATCTAGAAATATAACTGAAATAGGTTGGACACCATTCAATGTTGATGGTGAAGAAGATGTTACAGTTACACCATCTATTAACGATTCAACATTTAAAGAATACAAATTTAGTGCAAGTCAATTAAATGAGTTTAATACTTTTCAATTGAAAATAGTTATGTTAGGAACAAACTCTGCTTATCCACCTAGAATTAAAGATTTAAGAGGTATTGCATTAGCAGTATAAAACTATGACTAATATAAAATTAAAAGTTGAAGGATTTGATAGTTTAGTTAGAGACGTAAACACTAATGCTATAATAAACACTAATAGATCAGAATATAATAATTATATGAAAAGAGTTAGGTCTAGAGAATCTAATAGTGATTTAATAAGAAATCTTTGTAAAGAGATAAATAGTGTAAAGAAAGAACTATTTGAAATAAAAAAAATTATAAAAAAGGATAGAGATTAATGGCTATTAAAAATATTCTTGCAACAGATACACTAGAAACGTTTAGAACGCAATTTAATGATTTAGCGGCTAATGATTTTGGTAATCCTGATTTATTAGCGGGTGCTGGTATATCAGCAACATCTGTTGTTGGTGCTGTGGTGGAATTATCTTCACAGATAGGTACAAGTTCAGGTCACTATATTATGGACTCAAGTTCTAGTACTCAGTTAGTGGGTCCAGGTAATACAGTATCTTTTTTGGGTACAAGTAATCAAATAACGGCTACAGTTTCTAATCCAGATACAGTGACGTTTGCTTTTCCAGAAAATGTAACAATTACAAACTTAACAGTTAGTGGCACTTTAAATGGAGAGACCACCCCGTCAGCAGAAATTATTACAACTGGTTCAATAGATAAAGTTACTGAAAGTATGATGGCTAATGACGCTATAAGTTCGGTTGAATTAAAAAATCTATCTACATTATTGATTAAAGATAGTTCCGGCACTACTTTAAAAACTTTATACGGCGCCGGCGTTTAAAACTAGTCACTTAACGGTGATATAAATAAGATTATGAATATATTATTAACAGGCAGTGAAGGATTTATAGGTAAACACCTTCATAAACATCTAGAAAAAAACAATCACAAAGTAATCCCAATAGACAAATTATCAGGTAACGATTTAATTAATTGTGACCTTAAATACGATGTAAATTTGGTCATACACTTGGCTGGTCTTTCAGGAGTTAGAGATAGTTTAGATAGACCCACAGAATATTGGAAAGAAAATGTAATTGCAGGTCAAAGACTATTTGATTATTTTCCAAATACAAGAATACTATATGCGAGTTCATCAACAGCTGTAGATCCTTGGAGAAATCCTTATGCTATGAGTAAATATTCTTTAGAATGTATAGCTCCAATAAATAGTGTGGGTATGAGATTTACAACCGTATACGGACCCGGTGCAAGAGAACATATGTTAATACCAAGAATATTAAGAAACGAAGTTCCATTTATACATATAAATCATACTAGAGATTTTATTCATGTAAATGATATAATGAGTGCTATTGATATTTTAATGAAAAGTGATTTTAAAGGAGTATGTGACGTAGGTAAAGGACACTCTTATAACTTAATGCAGTTATTAACACATTTTGGAATTGAAACCGAAAAAAAGATAGGAAATGAGTTTGAGAGGGAAGATAATAAAGCAGATAATGAAATAATAAATAGATATGGTTGGTCTCCAAAGATTGACCTATACGACTATATAAAGGAAAATAAAAATGGAAATTGAAATAAAAAAATTCATACATTCAGAGGTAGGATTTGGCGATGAAATGTTAAAACATTTTGTTGATGCCCGATTTACAAATAACGAAAGAACGTGGATTGAAGTATTAACAAATGAAAAAAAAGATGGTCTTACATCAACTCACATCGAGTTTAACGAAAAACACCCATACTTTAAAGCACTAATGAAGGTTACCGATGTAGAAAAAATACATGAAAGTACATATCATCATAATGAAAAACAAAGAGATGATTTTAAAAATTTTGCATTAGCCGTCGCTAAAAAAGAAGGTTATATACAAACAGATGATTCAAGTCCTACTAGGATTCTTGATTTTATTTTTAATACTAGAGAAGCAACGGATGATGAAATGTTTGCCTTAAAGATTAAGTTATTAGAAATGGATAAAATAAAAAATTCTAAAAATATTGATGGAAAAAAAGAACTAAGAAAAAGTAAAACCAGAATTGAATTGTTAAAAGCAGCTCTTAATCTTTATAGTGAGGCATAATATAATCTGACCACCAGCCGTTCCAACCTTTTTCTAAAAGATGGTTCATCTGTCCTAGAGTACAAATACTAAATTCTTTTGGTGGTATTTTATATATATGGTTTTTGATAGAGGGACAAACTTTATCATAACAATCGTATTTTATCTCCTTATAATAAAACTCATCACTACCTTTGTTATATTTTTCTAGGTAAACTTTTTCATCTTTTTTAAATGTATTCCATATATGAGAAACATCACCTGTCCACGAAACAATAGTTGAGTTTAATGGTGTGTGAGCTATATCTCTCCACCATAAGTCATTTAATAGAGTAAAGTTTTTTTTGAATAGGTTTGGTAGTTCTTTCCATATAACAACATCCAAATCAAAGTATAGGTTTTCCCCATCTCGGAATTTATCATACATTTGAAGCTTATTGTACCAGTTACCGTAAATATCATTTTCAATAACTTCAAAACTATCATAAGATATTCCAGAGTGAAAATCTATCATATATTTTAAGTTATCAACGTGCCATTGAGTAAACTTGTTACCAAATCTACAACAAATTATTCTCATATCTTTTTCATCTTTTATTTTCAGCTACTTTTTTGCCTTTATAAAAATAAGTTTCTGTTTTAATATTATCGTCACCTCTTTCCTGGCAATGATGAATACATATTTTTGGTATTTCTGGCCAGTTTTCAGTTCTTAAATCTTCTTCAAATTTCATCCAAGGTTTTGAAAAAAGTATTTCTTCTATATTTTCTACTTCGCTTACTTTACTTACATCTGTTAATCTTTTTAATTGAGGTGTATTAAGTGCCCATTTTTCATCACAATAACAACAAGGTATAAGATGACCTCTATTAGTTAAGGCTGTTTGTATTTCATTAGTTAAACATTTTGGACGAAACTTCATTTTTTATCTCCTTTATTTGATGAACCTTTATATGATGCACCTTTATATGATAACTTGTATTCATTTGTAGGTGTCAATGGGTCATCTGTAGCATTCCACCTTGATGATTGTAATAGAATAAAAACTAAATCATTATCTTCAACTATTTGTTTTGCTTGGTCAACATGGTCTTGGTTGTATTTAAAAATAATATATTGCCAATGAGGTTTTTGTTTTAAATACTTTTTAGACTCTAACATTACATTGAATAATTTTTCTCCATCCTGATTAACTCTATAGATATGACTTTCATTTGGTAGACCATCAATACCAAATATCCACCTTGCATTTGGATATGCCTTAAATGCTCTAATATACCACGATAAAGGTTTTTGAGATGAAGCATTATGCACACTTACACCTACATTTTCAGAATTTAAATATTCTAATATTTCTATAAATTGTGGGTGATGTACGGGGTCTGATAACTGTCCGCAGAAATCAAAGTATTTAAAATGTTTGGCTAACTTTTTTATATCTTCTAATGATACATCAATGCCGTAAACGGTATCACCTTTATTTCTAAATGCTGTCTGTCTTTGGCATCTAGGACATTCTAAAGCACATCTATGTGTGATGTCTATGTTTAGACCTTTTTTTCTATTAAAAAAATCACCACCTCTTTCCAGATCTGTCTTTTCATCATGTACTTTCTTTTCATCAGCTATCATTTTATTTCAATAATATTAATACCACGGCTTCTAAAAGAATTTATTTTTGTTGAAGAATTTTCTGGTATACTGTGTTCATTGCCATATAAATCTTTAATCTTTTGATTTTCTTTGCCTCTAATATCAATAATCTCGGCCTTTCTCATTTTCTTTCCTGTTCTAGGATGAGTTTCTTGTCCGATTAAGGTAATTTTACTACCATTAGCAGCACCAATCATCAATTCAGTTTCGTCTGATTCCCAACGCTCTTTATTTTCTTGTGGATATCCTATTCCCAAACCATACGTAACTCTTTTTGTACCTTCTTTGACTTCATTTAATATGCCTAGTTTATTTTCCCAAAAATCATCACCATTTAAATCATTATGATTTTTATTAAAACCAGTTGCAAATCCCATTTTAGCAGCAGCTCTTGCTGTTAACCCCAATGAAATACCAATACTCACGTATGCGTTTAACCATCTTTCGTGGTGTTTGTTATCTTTTAACGTGCCATCAGCGTTTGCGTTCATTTGTGTATTAGGTTCTTTTGCTATGTATAAAATATATACACTAGCGTTTGCTTGTGAATTTCTCCAAGTTGAAGGTGGTTCTCTCCTATGCGTATTGCCCCAAGTGTATCTGGACATTTCTTGTATTAAATTTCTATTTGCTGTCCAGTAAATATCATAGTAACCTTCGTGTTGTTTAGTAGGCGTATTTTGTGCAACCCATAATAACTCATCTACCATTTCTTTATGAGTCATATTTTCAATATTAAATTTTGAATAATCCCAATTTCTTTGGCATTTTTGTATATTATTTAAAACTTCTCTTTCTTTGTCCCAATCGTAAAACATGCCCATAATTTTTTTAGTTTTTTCTTCAGATCTAGATCTGAAATCGTCTTCAGGTAACATTCCAATTCTCCTCTATAAATTTTGCATTACTATTGTGTATTGTTTTTCCAACACCATTAAAATGTACAACTTTGATGTATTCATGCACATCATCTAATATCATATAATCTGTATTAAATGTTTTTGAATATAACATGTTCAATTGTATCATATCTTCTTTATTTTCTGTGTATTTACCTAACCACTCTGGTGGCGTTAAAGTTAACTTACTTTCTTTTTCAAATATTTTCCAGTCAACATAATTTTGTTCTCCGTAATATTTATAATGTACTACACCTGTATTGTAATAGTGCAATTGCCAATATTCAGGATTTGATACAAAATCATCCCATACATGCTTTAATTGGCCTGATTTAAACTTGTAAAAACCTCCGTTTAACGGTAGAATATTATGATCACGTAACTTTTCAGGATCTTTAATTTTGTCAGTATCATTATTCCACCAAACACCATAAGATACTAATTCATTATCTCCTACAGGAAAACCTATAAGATCATCTACGTTACCTACAATAACTTGATCTATATCCATTATTATTATATCGTCACCTGGTTGTTGGCCACCAAATAAAGGACTAAAAAATTTTAATTTATGCCAGTGTTTTTTAATATCACTATGATGATTATATGGTAGTACAATGTCAGCTTCAACATTAGGGTCATCACTTATACATACTGATATAAAAGGTATAGTACTATTCTTTCTTAAAGCTTTATAAAAGTTACCAACATAATCTGGTGTGTAAATACCTTTATAATATACAGTACATATTTTAAGCATCAATTTTTCTCCAAATTAAATCAAATCTTTTATTAATAGCATGTATAAATTTAGCTGTTGATGGAATAAACAGATGTGAATCAAAAAAATAATGCCATTGTTGATCTAACCATTGTACCGGTACTTTTTTTTCTTTTAGTTTGACAGCGAATATTGTTTCATTGTCGTAACCAAAGAAGTCAACAATTTTTTTAGGAAATATATCTGATTCTCCTATAAGACTTTTCATTAATTTAATTGTTTCTTTGAAATCTTCAAAATATTCTAATTGTTCTAAATGTTTCTTATTAATGCCTATTATACCTGTATTTATAACATCATTTTGAGGACTTAGACCTTTTTCTATTAACATAGCCTGAGCATTATAGTATTTTGCATTAGGACTTCTTATGGTTTGTGTTTTATCAGTTATTTTTTGAATAGGAGACACTCTTTCATTATTATTCAAAACACATACACCTTTAGATAAGTCCCACACTTCAAAAAAATTTTCAGTAGTATTGGTAACTACATCAAAGTCTAGATATAATACCTCATCATACTCTTTACTAAACTCATATAATAAATGTATTTTAAAAAAATTAACTATGTTATAACTTGTGATTTCTGGATAAAATTCTCTCATCCATTTATAATAATCAATATAACTAGTATTTAAAGAACCACACTTCGTATCATTTTCTACCATTACAAAATCTATACCTATTGATTTAGCATAGTTGACTTTATTCTCTACTAACTGTTTATAGTTTTTTTGAAACTCATTTTTAGTATTATAGTTTGTAGGTATGGCGTCTGGTTTTTTTATATGAGTATCAAACAAATCTAATTCTTCTTTAGGTATATCTATGAACAAACTATAAATTACTCTTTTCACAATTGACCTATTAACATAAATCTTGTTCCACGTTCATCTGATACTGAATCTTCTATTAATACATTAGCTCCTTCTGGTAATTGTTCTTTAAACTCATTTACATTATTGACACAATTAATATGTTTATGTACATCAAACATATTATTAGATTGAAACGCAAAATGTCCTTTTGGAATTCTTGGAATCTTACCTCTTGAAATCCTATCGTTATACATATTTAAATATAATTCTTTCATATTTTTCATATGTTCACACGAATGATTAATAATTAAGTTAGCATCCCTTATTCTATCATATCTAATTCTATCAAATACATCACTAATAACAAAATCTACATTTTTATAGTGATTAAATAATCTGTTTTTAGCTATACTAATTACATTTTCATTAGCATCTATGGCTGTAATTCTTTTAACATTTTTAAATGCAGGTATTAATAAACTACCATACCAACATCCTAATATTACAACTTCTGAATTTTCATTTAATATGTTTAAACTTTCTATATGTTTAACTAAAAGTTCTTTTGCTTTGAATTGATTTTCACTGTATGAATCTAATAAATCAGGATTGTTTCGGCCTTCCGTTATCACATTTTTAAATAATTGGTAATCTATGTCTATCATTTCTTCTCCTTTGTTATACTTATATTTATTTTCTTATTATACAATCGTTAATAACTAATAACTCTAAACGGGTTTTATTAAAAGTTCTAATTGCGTCCTCTGGTGTTTCTACAATAGGTTCCTGACAATTAAAACTTGTATTTAATAGCATTGGAATTCCTGTTATCTTATAAAACTCATTTATAACATTATAAAACTTTTCGTTAAATTCTTTATTAACTGTTTGTATTCTAGCTGTACCATCAACGTGTGTAATGCCTGGTACTTTATCAGATTTAACTTTACATATTCTACTCATATATGGACTAGGTAGTCTTGTATCAAAGTATTCTTTATAATGCTCTTCTAATACGGCTGGTGCAAATGGCCTAAAATCTTCTCTCTTTTTAATTGTTTGATTAATAATATCTTTGATATTAGGATTACGTGGGTCTGCTAATATACTACGATTGCCTAATGCACGATTGCCACTTTCAGATTTACCTTGAAACCAACCAACTATGCAACCTTTTGCTATAGCCTGTGCAACTTCTTTATAATTCACTTTTTCAAATTTACCATTATACATAACATATATAGAGGCCATCAAATTGATGTTTTCTTCTTTATTATACTTATATTCTTTACCAGCAAATGTTTCTGTTATATGTATATTGTTATTCAATACATAGTCAGCGTGTTGATAAGTACCTAATGCTTGGCCTTCATCGCCTACAGCAGGTGGTACAAACACATTTTTATAATGTTTGGTAAATTCTTCATTCATATATCCATTGTAAGCAACGCCACCTGCTATACATAAGTTATCGCAACTCTTTAACGGATAAACATATTCTTTAATTTTTTCCATAGTAATTTCTTGTAGTGTATATGCTAAATCGTCTATACCATATTGTCCAATTCGTATTTGTTCAAATTCTGGATACTTTCTTTCTAAAATAGGTCCTTCTAATATAGTGTTTAATACATCATAATAGTAATCACTATGTTTTCCATAACCAACTTTACCCATAAGTTTACTTGCACCTAATGTTCCAAAACCTGTAAGATTAGACATGTGATTCCATAACCACCCAATAGGTAATTTATTTGATAAATCAGTTATGATTCCTTCCTTATCAAAGAATAAACATCTATATCTTGAACCAATACCATCTATTGCAAGTATATCACTTTGTTTATAGCCCGAATTTAAAAATGCGTATGTGGCGTGTGATTGATGGTGATCAATATAATAAATGCCGTCTTTATAATGTCTGTCCCATAATTTTTTAGGTTCATACTCTAAAATCTCATTATGACCTTGAAATATATTATTAAATAATTGTTCTTTTGATTTTCTTATACCACCAAAAGTATATGTAAATGCTAAAACACCATCTTCTGGTTTTTTTAAGTATTCTTTTATGAATTGATCGTTCAAAGTATAGTCTCCAGGATTTAATATATCAGATTGATGAGCGTATGCTTCAGCGTGATAAGGTAGATTATGTTTAAATCTTGTGTGTCGTTCTCTTTGATTGTGATACATACCATCGTAGGTATTATGATCGTGTAAGTTTATTGCAACACTAAAGATTTTCATAAATTAAGATTTTCATAAATTGTTTCAGCTATTAGTTTGTGACCTTCAGCATTTGGGTGTGTATCTTGTTCAGATATAAAATGTTTGTCTTTGTCTAATTTATCCTCCATAGAAAACCCACCTAATTTAGGTTCTACTGGCCAACCAATAAAATGTTTTTCATCTATTTTATCGAAATAAGAATTTGATATAAACATTTTGATTGCTTGAGCCTCTATTGCTAGAGCTTCTTTTTTAGTAGTATATTCATATCCATTTTTTCTTTTTTCATCCCAAATTGCAGCTCTCGTAGGGTTTAATATATGTACTTGTTTAAAAGGTATATTCAAACTTTTACAAACCTGTTGAAATGAATAATAATATCTTAATGATCTTTTTATAAAGTAATCCATATCACCGTGAGTGTCCAAACGTAAATTAAAATTAACTTCATTGCCAAAGTAATCCACTTTCGTATAACTACGTCTTGCAGCTTTTGTCCATCCAGATATAACTAACTCTAAATTGTTATTATTTTGAACAATGTAATCTATTAAAGAAGAATAAACATAATCATTACCTGAACCACAATATCCTAAATTAACACAATCCATATTTAATTTTTTAGCTAGTATTTCAGGCCACTTATCCCAACTTGTATCTAAATTAGGATAAAATGTAGATTTAAAATTTTTGTCAGCATAACTACATCCACTAACTAATAATATTTTTTTCATTATAGATTTTTATAAATTGTTTCAGCAATTAGTTTCTGACCTTCAGCATTTGGGTGTCTGTCTAACTTAGATATAAAATGCTTATCTTGGTCTAATTTATTATATATGGCGTAACCGCCTACTTTAGTCTCTTTATCCAATTTTCTAAACCATTTGTTAGTCTCTACTGGCCAACCAATAAAGTTTTTTTCATTTATTAAATTAAAATATAAACTATTTATCATAGACTTTAAAGCAATTTCTTTACTAACTATTCCTTTACTCTTACTACTATCATCTTCAAAAATTTTTTGTGAATGAAATTCAGAGTTTTTTATATACATCTGAATTTCTTCATTAAAAACAGGTGCTTCAAATAATTCTATCATTTGTACTTGTTTATATGGTAAATTAAATCTCTCACAAAAAATTTGAAACATATAATAATATCTTAAAGTTTTTTCAATAAAATAACACATATCTCCTCTATTATCCCAACTAGCATTTTTCCATGTAAGTTTTTCATCAACAACAGTTTGATGATCTCTCCTTGGTGCCCTAGACCACCCTGGAATAATTAATCCTATATCATCTTTATTCATTGACATTATTTTTTCTATTAAACTGTAATAGATATATTCTTGTCCTGCCCCACATTTACTTAAATTAATACAATTCATATTAAGTTTATCTGCTAGTAATTCAGGCCATTTGGGCCAAGAGGAATCTAAATCTGAATGAAAAATAGAGTTAAATTCTAAATCACTCCAACTACAACCACTAACTAATAATATTTTTTTCATTTTTAATGATTGTTGTTTGGCTCTATGCCAAGATAAAGGGAGCGTATTGGAATCATTGAACCATGTTATTTTTTGATACATTTGATACCCTTTTATTAAAAAAAATAGTTTTACTCATTTAATATATTGCCATACTTCTCAATAGGAAAATGACCTTTTGGTTGTACCCATTCTTTACATGTTACGCAGTACTTTTCATATTTAAATAATTGAAAATTCATCATCTTATCAATATTTTCTTTTGTCATAGGAAACGTCCTAGACAATTCACTATTGTTAGCAAATTTTTTACTACAATGTACTATGTGTTTTTGTTCAAAATTTATAACAGGCACCATAGGAAAAGCGGCGCACATCTTACGATCTATTTCGGCCGCCTGTTTAACTGTTTCGGAAAGGTTATAATGTGCTTTTTCTACATCATCTTTAACTGGTGTTCTGCCGTTAAAATCTTTCCACATAGTATTTTTGTGATTTAATTTTTCTATTTCTTCTGGATAATTTGCCATATATTTAAAGTAATTAGGTGTTTTAAGCACTACGTTATAGTTATTCAAATCATTAGATTGTAAAAAATCATAGTTACCTAATTTCTTTATTTCGTTTGGATAAAAATCTAATATTAAGTGTTCTGCATATAATATTTCAGGGTCTTCTAGTATTTCAGGATATCTTTTTCTTACAAAAGAGTTGGATAAAACTTGACAGATAAAATTAGGATATTCTTTTATCATTGATATTACTTCACGCAAGTTCTTAATTAAGCCTGGCTCTCCACCAAGTAAACATATTCTAACTTTATATTTTTTTAAAGCTTCTAGTGTTTCTCTTAAAAAAATTAAATCTACTGTTAAGTTTCTCATTTCCAAAGTATAACTTGTACAATAGTGACAATCTTTATTACAAGACATTGATAGAAAAAAATCTATTGCTAAGTAATTTTTTTGTGCATATGTTAAATCAAATTTCATATTTCTTTCTTTACTAATTTTTTAATTTTCATTTAAACATCTTTCCGGTAAAGCAGTTCACCTTTAGAATATGTACGTTCTTTTTTTGTAATGTTATTAGGGTCTTTATTTTTACGACAAGTTACATAGCAAGCGTGAAATCCTATATTATTTTTCAAATTTTCTACAAATTCTGTCCATTCTTTATTTAGGTATATTTCCTCAATATTTTCATAATCGCTGATTTTACTTACTTTTAAAAGTTTTTGGTAATTAATGTCTTTTCCATTTTCAACAGTATCACAATAACAACACGGTATTAAATGACCTCTATTATCTATGGCTGCTTGCATCACTTCTTCTCGTGAGTCATTTTTTAGACATTGTGGTTCTAATTCTTCTTTTTTTGTCATGTTTTTTTCTTCATCTATTGTTACTCTATTTGAGAATCTTCTACCAAATGCTTTACATCCGGAAGCCGCTTCATTTTGTATAACTCGCTTGTAGGCGCTAATGGGTCATGGCCATCTATCCACCTGGATGATTGTATTATTTTTAAAAGAATTTCATTATCATCAGCTATTTTTTTACATTTATCTATGTCATTTTCATTAAAACTGAAAGCTATTATTTGCCATACTGGCATTTGATTTAAATATTTTTTAGATTCTAACATTATATTAAATAATTTCACGCCGTCCTGATTTACTCTATACAAACAACTTTTTTCAGGTAAACCATCAATACCAAATATCCATTTTACATTAACGTTAGCTTTAAAAGCTTTTATATACCAATCTTTAGATTTTGTAGAAGAAGCATTATGCACTATTGCTTTTACATCATATTGATGACACATTTTTAATATTTCTATAAAATTAGGATGATGAACAGGATCTGAATATTGACCACAAAAATTAATTTGTTCAAAATGTTTTGCAACCTTTTCAAAGTCTTTTAAGGACATATCTTCACCTGGTACTTTTTTGCCTAGGCTTTTGATTCTAGTTCTTGCACATCTCATACATTCTAATGCACATCTAAAACTTATATCTATGTTTAACTTCTTTCTATTAAAAAGAATATTAAGCGCATTATCTATGTTTTCTTTTGTTTTCATATTAAACATTTATATTTCTTTCTTTACTAATCACAATTTACCTATTAACATAAATCTTGTTCCACGTTCATCTGATACTGTATCTTCTATTAATACATTAGCTCCTTCTGGTAATTGTTCTTTAAATTCTTTATTAGATTGAAACGCAAAATGTCCTTTTGGAATTCTTGGAATCTTACCTCTTGAAATCCTATCGTTAGAAATATCTAAATATAATTCTTTCATTGGTTTCATATGTTCGCAACAAGTATTAATAATTAAGTTAGCATCCCTTATTCTATCATATCTTTCTTTATCAAATATGTCACTATTAATACAATCAACATTTTTATATTGATTAAATAATCTGTTTTTTGCAACAGTGATAACATTCTTATCAATATCAATCAGCGTTATTCTTTTAACAAACTGAAATGCAGGTATTAAAATGCTGGCATACTCTCCACCTAATATTGTGATTTCAGAATTTGAATTTAAAATGTTTAAATTTTTAATGTAATTAATTAATATCTCTTTTGTTGAAGAAAGTTTAATTTTTTTATAAAATAATTTATTAAATGCAATCTTCATCTTTTGTTTAGGTCCTTCTTTAAAGTTTAATGGTCCATAATCATATTCTGGAGATGTATAAGTTTTTTCAACTATGTATTCATAAACTGGTTCATTGTATTCGTTAATTAAACTTTCGTCAAATATATCATTTACACCTAATAGCCTTTTCATCATTTTACAAGTCTCAATAAGCTTTTGATCGATTATAGTAACAGGATTTCCATTACTGTCAATATAACTAATTTGATCTAAACTTGAATTTGTTATTATTTCTATCATAGTGAGGATAATATTATATTACATACATCATTTATTTCTTTATCTGTTAAATAAGGGTCAATAGGTAATGTTAAAATTGTGTTACCTGTATGTTTGCAATTAATACAGTCATCACTTCTATATGGTATATTCTTATACATAGGCAATTCAGATATAGGTTTTTCATAGTGTACATCTGCGTTTAGCCTTTCTTTTACTCTATTTCTTGTTTCTTTATTTTTAAATCTTATGATATATTTATGATACGTGTGATTCACGCCATTTGAAGTTGATTGTATAATAACTTCATCTTTTAGTTGTTCGTCATACTTTTTAGCTATTGCTTGTTTCTTTTCAATATATTCATTTAATTTTTTCAATCTATAGTCAATAAACTTAGCATTAAAGAATAACATTTTAGAATTGTAGCCTAACATTTCGTTGTTACCATGTTTTCTTAATTTGACTATAGTATCAGCATATTCTTTATTATTTGTTACTACAGCTCCGCCACCAGCAATACCACTAATAGTTTTATTTGCATTAAAACTTATAGCGCTTAAATCTCCTAGTGTACCTGCTTTTACTCCACCAAAACTAGACCCTATGGACTGAGCTGCGTCTTCAACAAAAAATATATTTTTTTCTTTACAAAATTCTAGTATTTTTGTGGTGTCGGACATATTACCAAATAAATGAGGATAAACAATTGCTTTTACTTTATCTGAATACATTTTCTTTATGCTATCTAATGACATATGATACGTTTCTTTATCTATATCGCAAAATACTGGTGTTGCGCCTACCATGGATATACAAGAAGCTGTTGCTATCCAGGAGAAGTTGGTTGTTAATACTTCATCGCCTGGTTTTATGCCTAACGTTATTAAAGAAAACATTAAGGCGTCTGTAGCGCTTTGACAAGCAACGGCATACTTTCTTCCTATTGTGTTTGTTATTGTATTTTCGAAAAACTCTATATCTTGTTCTTGTTTTTCTTGCATGCTTTCGTCAAAGAGCTTGTTATAGTCATCTTTGTTTAGTGCATATTCTTTAAACCATGAGTCCATTATTTTATTTCTTCCATTATTTTTTTACCTTCAGCTGAAAAGTGAGTTTCTATTTTCATTTTATCTTCTTTTTTTAAAATATGACATTATAATTGATTTATAGCTTCTATAAGTGTATTTATATTACTTTTATTTATCGGGTCCGTTAAACAGTTTGCCGGCCTTTTATAATAAACAGGTCCTCCGTCTTTAATATTTTTATCTCTTGCATATATAAAATTCATTCCAAAAAAACGACACTCCTGCATTAATCTTGGTGCCGGATCAAATGTGTGTTTAGTATAAACGTAAGTATCAAACATACCTAATAAATTCTTTACAGGTACAAATACATGATTCAAATTATGGTCTATGTACTTATCTTTGTATGCCAAGATACCATGATTTTGGTACTTGTGAATATGTTTTTTTAGTTCAGTATAATAACTTTCGTTTGTACCTAAAAATAAATACTTAAACTTAACATCTTTAACTATAGGTTTATATACACTGTAATTAATAATCTTTTCAAATTGTCTACCTATACCATTAACATATACCTCATGGTCGCATAAGTCAATTACTTTTTCTGGTTTAAAAAATTCTAGTGCTAAAGGATATTCTTTTGGGTGGTTTTCTGAATATACTGATATAAGAGGTTTCTTAAATAACAAACGTAAAGTTAATTGTGTATCTTTATCATAATCTTTGATACTCTTATATGCTAGAGTTATCATACTTCTACCCATAATTAAATTTACATCAGCTTCTTCATAATCAAAGTATACATTTTTCATATGTATATACTTTTCTGTTAAGGCCTCTATATAAGTTTCTTTGGTAAATCTGTAGTGAGGTATGATTATAAGTTTTGCATTGATACCTAAATCATTTAGATATTGTGCTTGTTCAAAGCTATAATGCATTAAACCATCGCCTGGTTTACTGGTTACTATTATATTTAACTTAGTCATGTATTATGGTATCATATTAAAATAAAAAAGTCAATGTTACTTAACTTAATACATTAATATTTATGTGTTATAAATAGATACATGGCGGGCATAGCAAACTTACAAATAGACCAAGGTTCTGACTTTACATACGATTTATCAGTTACGGATACTGACGGTTCACCTTATGATCTTACTGGATTTACAATGGTGGCTAAAATGGCACAAGGATATTCTACCACATATCCTAGGACAACATTAACTTGTACTGTTACTGAACCAACAGATGGTGTGATAACTGTAAGTTTAATTGCAGAGCAAACAAAAGCATTAACTGCAGGTCGTTGGGTATTTGACGTTGTTGCTACTCACGCTGATAGTACTGTCACTCGTTTACTAGAAGGAATTGCTATTGTAACTCCGTCTGTAGTAAGAGATTTTTAAGCAATATATTCAAATATAGCTTTATTGCTTCCTTTACTTATCAAGTCAAATTTCATCAAACTTAAAACATTAGATAAAGCGTCAAAGTTTAGTCCGGATATATCATCAAAAACCCATACAGTTTGATCCGCTTTTCGAAGATTAAAAAATGATACTTCTTTTAAAACACTTTTTGTATCATGTGGACCATCAAAGTGTATCATTTCATATTTCGTTATTAATTTTTTGTGTTCATCATAAACGGGATAACCTTTATCAAAACTTTGCATAAATTCTGTATCTTCAAGATTTACAAGATGAAACTCTGGATATTCTTCGGCAAAGTTTATAAGAGTTGTTTTTTTCATTAAATTATCATAGTTGAATTTTCGTTTAAATACACCTTCAGAATTGTTCATATCTGAAGTTGCATAGTCAATATTACCGTATGGATCAATACCTAAATGATTTAATTTAACGTTAGGATGATAATGTCTATATGCGTCTATAATAGTTTTACTTCCTAATCCTAATCTAACGCCAATCTCTATACTAGCACCAATAGGATTTTTTAATCTTTCTACCGCTTCTGCTAATGATGTATATTCTATACTATCACCTGTAAATTTTGAGCCTTCACTTACCTCTAATGAATATTTTCCAGTTTCAGGATCAATACCTGGATAAACTCTTTTTACCATTTTAGATGTGCTGTCATCAAATCTTGTATTTTTTTCTGTTATCGTCATACTTTTATATAATCCCCCGGTTTTAGACCAATTGCTTACACGGCTTGATGTTGCTTCTTTAGAAAATATATCACGATTACCCATAATTTGTCCTACCACAAATGTACTATTGCCTGTATGTTTACAATGTATTGTGGTGTCAGCAAATATTTTAAATCCTTTTTGTTTTGCTTTTCTACAAAAATCAACGTCTTCGGATAATGTATTGTTATGATCAAGTGCTGAATGATACGTATAATAAGGATAACCTACGTCTACTAACACTTTACTTTTAATAAGAGCGCAACCCATACCACATGCTACTATTTCCAAAAAAGGGATATCTTTAATTTTTTCCCACGAAATGCGTTTACATCCACCAGTATTAGAAGCTTCGTAGATTTCTAACGAGTGTGTTCCAGGTATTCTTTGAATGTAAAGACCTGATACGATATCTACATTATGTTTTAACATTTTAACTAGTGTATCTTTTTCAAAAGATATATCACTGTCTACCGAAAACAAGTAATCGTAACGTATTGCCCAATGAGCAATTAAATTTCTTATTTGATCTATTTGATATCCAAAGAAAAATTGAAAATCAAATTCATATCCTTCCGGAACAGTAAGATCGTATATTGATTTATATGTTTCTGGTTCTATATACTTATTTGTTGGTATAGCTATTAGTATTTTTTTCATCGGTTAATTATCCTATTTGCATTTTTTGTTTGTTCGTCTCCGTTAATTTTATAATCATTCAAAGGATTTATATCATTATAATTATATACTATATCTGATACTACCTTGATTTTGTCTGGATTAGCTTTCTCTATAAGAGAGTAAAATATTGAACCGTCTCCGCCAGCTTTATACCAATTTTTATTTTCATCTTGAAAATTACTGTCATCAATACCATTTAAAAGCTCTGCTTTAAATGTTCTTAAGTGTGTATACGGCATGTTCCAATTAAATCTGTATTTTCTATATTCTCTTTTTTGTTTTATTTCATTTGGATAGTTTTGTGCTACTAAAGGTATTTTATCTACCATTGAAAAACAAGACCCATAAGTAAATTCGGTAGTTCCGTCATAAAGATTATTATAATATTGAAGTATCTGATTATCATTTACAAAAGAATCGTCACCATCTAAAAACATAACAATGTCATCTTCTTTACAATATTTTCTTATAGACTCTATTTGATTTCTAACAGCTCCTTTATTTTCTTCATTACGAATTACTTTTATTTTATCACTTTTCCATTTTTCGGCAATGTTATGAGTATCATCTGACGAAGCGTCATCAATTACAATCATTTCATAATTATCATAATCTTGTGTGGCAACCGATTCGATACATTTGCCAATATATTTAGCAGAGTTATATGTTGGCGTTATAATAACTATTTTTTGCTCTTTCTTTCTAGGTAAATAATTTTCTTCTATATTTGAGAATCTTCTACCAAATACTTTTCTAACTCTAGAATTAATATGACATACTTTTCTATATTCATGCACCGATAAATATTCACCCAATACTCTATATAAATGTTGTTTCCATTGTAAGGCTACAGTGTCCCAACTAACAATGCCTTTAATTAAATTACAAGCATATTGTTTTTGTTGATGTAGATATCTATTATGATTAGCCTTTAATACAGTATTAACAAATCTATCTACCTGTTTTGGTTTTGAAATAAATTGAAACAAAGAATTTGGTTCTATTGCATAATCTATTAAATAACAAGCTTGGTCTACCGCTGTTTCTTCTAGAGCACCGAACCGTGTAGTAATTAAAGGAGTATTATATGCTATTGCTTCTAAAGATGATATACCAAATGTTTCAGGAAAAGCACCTGGAAATAATTTAAAACTTGCTCTTTCTAAGATATCTGCTATTTCAGATTGTTTTATAACACCTGTAAACTCTATACTTAAATTTTTATTTTTAGGATCATTTGACATTTTGGTCCATTCTTCTCCTTGAGCATCCATTTTTTGGCCTGGAAAAACATAAAATCCACCTATACATATCAATTTTGCTTCGGGTATTTTTGCTTTTATTTTTGGCCATATATCGTTAACTAAAGGTGCCATACCTTTTGTAAAAGCTGCATTGAAAACGTATAAGTGAGGATCTTTCTTTCTTACATCAACTTCGTCTTTATAAATTACTATTCCATTTCTAGTTTGAAAAAATTTGTGTTTTAATACTTCCATATTTCTTCTTTTACCATGATCACAATTCATTACATATGTTGAATGAAAATCAGACAAAGTAAATATTTCATTTATATGTCCACTAACTAAAAGTTCTTCTAATATAAGATCGCCGTTTGCAAACGTATCGTGCATCCAAACAATTTTATGTTTTGCATTACTTGAAATTGCAGAATACCTTTGAGGATTATAGTGTTGAAATTGTTTGTATAGATTAGGCGTTAGAAAAGGAATAATTGTTCTTAATGAAATTACAATATCAAATTTATAATCGTGTTTATAATCAAAAATACTATTATCGAGATATTCTACACCATCGTAAATTCCTTCTTTTGCAAGATTTGTGTCTCTATTACAATTATTAAAAATAGTTACTTTGAAGCCTAATTTTGTTAATTCTTTCGCCATCAATATGGTTGCAGATTCACTGCCTCCAAGACCTCTTTTATTTAAAGTGTCACCGTCATATGGAAGACCAATTATATCTAAGAATGCAATAGAAATCATTTAAATTATTTCATTAATTAACTACTTTTATTTATAAATATACTATAACAGATTTATTCAATAATGTCAATGACTGGACATTATCAAAATATTAAGAGGGAAACAATATCGTAATATGCCAATAATCAGAAACGCTGGTGTCCGTGTAGGCTTAGGACGTAGCGGTTATTCAGGATCAGAAGGTCCGATAGGTTTTACAGGTTCTAAAGGAGAACCAGGAATTGAAGGATCGCCTGGAGGTTATGCAGGTTCACAAGGTTACACAGGATCAACCGGTTTTGCAGGCTCAAAAGGAGATTTAGGGTATTCAGGTTCACTTGGCTATACTGGCTCACAAGGTGGTGTAGGTTTTGCAGGTTCAGTAGGTAGTTTAGGATACTCAGGTTCACAAGGTGATATAGGTTTTTCAGGCTCAAAAGGAGATTTAGGATATTCAGGTTCACAAGGAGAAATTGGTTTTTCAGGTTCACAAGGAGAAATTGGTTTTTCAGGTTCACAAGGTGATATTGGTTACACTGGTTCACTTGGCTATACTGGTTCACAAGGTGATATAGGTTTTTCAGGTTCAGTAGGTAGTTTAGGATATTCAGGTTCACAAGGAGAAATTGGTTTTTCTGGTTCACAAGGTGATGTAGGTTTTGCAGGTTCAGTAGGTAGTTTAGGATATTCAGGTTCACAAGGAGAAATTGGTTTTTCTGGTTCACAAGGAGAAATTGGTTTTTCAGGTTCAGTAGGTAGTTTAGGATATTCAGGTTCAAAAGGAGATTTAGGATATTCAGGTTCACAAGGAGAAATTGGTTTTTCAGGTTCTAAAGGAGACGCAGGTCTAGGATTTAATATACCTAAAACATATGCGACAGTAGCTGCTTTAGAAGCAGATACTTCACCATCAGGAATTGTTGCTGGAGAATTTGCTATTATTACAACAGTTGATCCAAATGATATAGACAATTCAAAAATCTATTTATGGAATGGTTCAACATATAATTTTGTTTCTGATTTATCAGGTACTATAGGTTTTTCTGGTTCACAAGGTAATTCAGGATTTACTGGTTCATTAGGTAGTTTAGGATATTCAGGTTCACTTGGCTATACTGGCTCACAAGGAGAAATTGGTTTTACAGGTTCATTAGGTAGTTTAGGATATTCAGGTTCACTTGGCTATACTGGCTCACAAGGTGATATAGGTTTTTCAGGTTCAATAGGTGGTTTAGGATACTCAGGTTCAAAAGGAGATTTAGGATATTCAGGTTCACAAGGTGATATAGGTTTTTCAGGTTCAATAGGTGGTTTAGGATATTCTGGCTCAAAAGGAGATTTAGGATATTCAGGTTCACAAGGAGAAATTGGTTTTTCAGGTTCAATAGGTGGTTTAGGATATTCTGGCTCACAAGGTGATATTGGTTTCTCTGGCTCACTTGGCTATACTGGCTCACAAGGTGATATAGGTTATTCAGGCTCAAAAGGAGATTTAGGATATTCAGGTTCACTTGGTTATACTGGCTCACAAGGTGATATAGGTTTTTCTGGCTCACAAGGTGATATTGGTTACACTGGTTCACTTGGCTATACTGGCTCAAAAGGAGATTTAGGTTATTCAGGCTCAAAAGGAGATTTAGGATATTCAGGTTCACTTGGTTATACTGGCTCACAAGGTGATATAGGTTATTCAGGCTCACAAGGTGATATAGGTTATTCAGGCTCAAAAGGAGATTTAGGATATTCGGGTTCAGAAGGAAATTTAGATATTTCAGTAACAAGCATTCCTCCTGGTTCAGCAGGTTATGGTGACATTTGGATTGATGACGCAACAGGTGTTCAATACTTTTGGATGAACGATGGCAATAGCGATCAATGGGTAGAATTAGCTAACCAAGGTATTGTAGGATTTACAGGATCAGCGTCAACAATAATTGGTTACACAGGTTCAAAAGGTGATATTGGTTACACTGGTTCACTTGGCTATACTGGTTCACAAGGTGATATAGGTTTTTCAGGTTCAAAAGGTGATATTGGTTACACTGGTTCACAAAGTCCTGGTGGAGCAGACACTCAAGTACAGTTCAACGATGGTGGTTCATTAGGTGGCGACACCACATTCACTTTCAACAAAACCACTGACACATTATTTGTTAAAAACATTGAGGTAGAAACTGTCCAAGCACCAAGCACACTGTTAGGAACTTATACAATATCGTCTCCGACTACAATTACGTTGGACCCTGTAAGTGAAATTATAAACGATGCACCAATGAAATTGGTGAATAAAACAGTTACTCAATTGAGCAGTCTAGTATCGTCTACTGGAGCAATAGTATTTGTTACAGACGAAACTGGTGGTGCTGTTCCAGCGTTTTATGATGGAACTAATTGGAGAAGAGTCACTGACAGAGCCATTGTCTCTTAATGTATAATGGATATAATTACAGATTTAGATACACAAAGAGAATATATTGTAACAGTTAAGAAAGGCGTTAACTGGAGAGATGTTCACGCTGATTTAACTAATGATACATCAACTGACAACTCAGTTGATTCAAATATAATTCCTGATAGGTCCTGTGAATGTTGCAAAGAAAGACCTAACAATCCAAGGAACACTCATTACCACCTAACAGAAACAGAGGCACGTAAACTAAGACAAGACCCAAGAATTATTGATGTTCTTGCTGTAGAAACAATTCCAGAAATTCAGCCAAGAGCATTTCAAGAAGGACAATTCAATAGAACCAGTTCAGGTTTTGGAACACATGATAACTGGGGTTTACTACGTCACGTAAACGAAACAAATGTTTATCTAAACGATACAATTGATCCTGGTGGAACTTATGATTATGTTCTTGATGGAACTGGTGTTGATGTTGTTATTATTGATACAGGTATCCAGGTAGGACACCCCGAATGGGAAGATGCAAACGAAGTGTCAAGATTAAAACAAGTTAATTGGTATAGCCTCAGTGGAATATTAGGTACCCAACCTGCAAACTTTTACACAGACACAAATGGCCACGGCACACACTGCATTGGCACAATGGCAGGTAAAAACTTTGGCTGGGGAAAGAATGCTGACATTTATAATTTTACACTGTATGGAAATGCTAACAATATAGGTTGGGATGACATGATTGATATTATGACTGCTTGGCACACTAAGAAAAATAATGTTGACGATGCGGCATACACAGGAAGACCAACAGTAGTTAATATGAGTTTTGGTTATGTATGGTATATAGACACAAGCACATCTCCGAATCAAATTAAATTGTCAAGCGGTGGTACAGGTTACGACATCACTGGCGGACGTTACAGAGGTGTTACCCATACAGACACAACCTACTCTACTCTAAGACAACATGGTATTAATGGTGAATACCAAGGCGGAACATTATACGGATTTCCAAGAAAGATTGCATCAAACGATGCAGATGTTGAAGCACTTATTAACAGCGGGATTCATGTATGTTGTGCCGCAGGTAATGACAGTATGAAATGTGACGTTCCGGGTGGTTTAGATTATGACAACTATTTGACATTTACTTCTTCAGGACAAACATATTATATGTATTATCATAGAGGCGGAACACCATCTACTGTAGAAGGTGGTAGTGTATTTTTAGGTCCTTCAGTAAGTCCACCAGAAGATGAACCAGCAGGCGATATCAATGAAGGATTTTATGTAGGTGCTGTTGACAATACAGCGACATTATCCGGGAGTAATTACGTAGATAACAAAACATCATTTAGTCAATCAGGTCCAATGGTAAACATTTATGCTGTTGGAAAATATGTTATAAGTGCCCAACCAAATGGCATGGGGCAGACTTATTCCTATGATTCAAGTTGGCGACAAGCAAAATATTCAGGTACGTCAATGGCGGCTCCACAAATGGTAGGTATGATTGCTTGTTTATTACAAGCACATCCTGATTGGACTCCAGGACAAGTTAAATCATATTTCGAAAACAATGCAGTTGCTAATATGCGTAATACTGGTGTCAATAACGATTATCAAGTAAGTTCTACTATACATGGAGGACCAAACAGAATAGCATATTTTCCAATGAATGGGCAGAGACCATTCAGCCAAACATCGTCAGAGGTTGTATAGAAATTTATATATAAAATAAATATTGAGTTTATTGGTTTTGAAAGGAAATTATATTATAAATAGATGTAGAAAAGAATTCTTTTCTTGCAAGATAATAAAATTGATAAAGTATAT